TCACTTATTACAAATGGATCTGGCATTTGAAAATCCCCTTCAGATATAATAAACATAGGACCATTAAAAATTAAAACTTGAGAACCATCTGCTCTTATTTGTAAATCAACACTGTAGCCGTCAGACATAGAAAATCCAGGTTTTCCTTTTAATATAGAATCTGCTACTAAAAATTTATAGTTATTGTTAACATCATAGTTTCCTTCTTGCGTAACATCTAACTGTGTCATTAAATTTTCTAAAAAAATCAAAGATTTCTGTGGAGCTTCTTCTAATATTTTTAAATCTTTTTTTTCTTCTATACAAGCAGGGTCTAGACAGGTATTGTTTTCAATAGCTATTTTAGTCTTTGCATACACGCCAACTAGTGGTTCGTACGCCTTGTCTAATATTCTAAAGTTATAATCAGCAGGAAATGCTAAAAATTGCTCGTTATAAGCTATAGCGCTGCTTTGGTTAAATTGCTTTATAAAAAGATTTCTTTTAATATTTATATCTTCCATGTGTTATTTATTTTTTTGGACCCATTGCACCCATATAGCTTCCAGCCATTGAGGCCACACCTCCTATAGCGCCTGTTATGGCTCCCAACTGAGCGCTAGCGGCTTGCTGCTCTGCTTGAGCTGCTTGACCTAATTGAGAGGCAACTCTGTTTAATTGAGATATTTCTCTATTTTCTTTTTCTCTATAAACAAATTGCCTTCCAGCTACATCCGCCTGCTGTAATCTTTGCTGTTCTCCTCTTTTCTGAGCCATCATAGCTTGATCACCTTGAGCTCTTTGTCTTTCATTAGAAAGTTCTTGCTGTTCTATATTAGCAGCGATACCTTTTTTGCTTTGTAAAGCAGCTTGAGCTAAAGCTGTAGCGCCACCAGCACTAGCTCCTGTAGCCCTAAGAGTGTCTAGAGTATTAGCCAATGCTTGATCTGTTTGTTCTATTTGTATTTCTGTAGCTCCAGTTGCAACCCCTAAATTTGCAAAAGGATTTGTTATTAAACTAGATAGGTCTTCAATACCTTCATATGGGTTTATAATAGCCTGTCTGTTAGCCTCAAGTGCTTTAAGTTTTTTCTGTAGTCTTCTACGTCTACGTCTAGCGCGGCGTTTGGCTTTACCGCCAAAAATACTACCTACAACTCCCCCGAGTACTGAAGCTCCCCCGCCTATTATCGCGGCTGTTACCATTGTCATATTAAATTGTTTTTTTGTTATACTCGTCTACTGTCATAGACACTAATTTGTTTTCTAGCTCTTCTATATTCTTAGTATTGCTTGGGTTTTTATGAACGTTTACAAATATAGAATCTTCTAGAGCATATATAAATCTTTTAGAACCAGGTTGTGATATAGTATAACATGGAGCTATATGCTCTATTTGTTCTCCATTATTGTTTATTAAAACCCTACCTTTCATTAAAAACCAAGCATGCAAATGATTATGAATAGCCCCAACAACAACATCGCCCTTATTCATATCCATTTGTCTTATATATATTTGATCTGCAAAACTATGTTTTATAGGTACCTCAGGTACTTCTACTATACCTAAACCATTACCATAAAATCCATCAACATGGTTATTTTTTACAATAATATCTTGTATGTCTTGAACCGATTTATTTATTTTTTTAATATCCATTATTCATATTGTATGTGCTTTCTACTGCAAATAAAGTTTTTTCTCCGCCAAGATCAGTAGTGTTATCTGTTGATAACGTAGCTACAGTATAAAAACCTTTTATACCGCTAATTTGATTACCAAAAACAATTTCACCAGGACTTATAGATGAATTGTTTATTATACTAGACACGTATTTATTTTCTTTTAACACAAACCCAGCATAATATCTGTCCAACCCAGGATCACTAGTTCCAAACACAGATAGGTAATCTGGCCTACTAACAGTTCCACTAAAATTTAAAACATTACCTTGCTCTATATTTAATACAGCATCAACAGTTAAAGTGCCATTAGCTGACACAAAAGAAACAACTTTTGCTTCATTTGGCACGCTAGGTCCAGTTGCATTGGTAGGTCCAAAAATAATATCTCCTTGTCTTATAATACCTGTAAAATTATCAAGTATAACAGTGCTAGTGCTAGAAGCTGCAGAGGCAGTTCCAGATCCTTCAGTAATAACGTACTCTCCTTCATTATAACTTTTTCCCCAAAAAGGAGCAAAGTCAGCATTTGCAGCTTGATCTATTGTTGTTGTAAAATTTACACCAAGTGCTTGAGGTCCAGTTGAATCAGAAACTAAACTACTTAACTCCCATCCATTACTTCCTTCATATGCTAGAGTACTAAAGGTTTTTGAATTAGTTGGACTTGGATTAAAAACAAAAGTTATAGAAGTTTTATTATCTACACCATAAAAGCTACCTCTATTAACGCTATTATCATAGTGTCGCCAAATTTCTAAATTTCCTAAAGAATCTGTTTTAACAGAATAAAAATTATTTCTCAAACTAAACATTTGATCTGGACTGTAGCTAAAAAAGCTAACCCACCCTTTTGCTCTTTCATCAAAATTTAAAGTCCTATCTATTATACCTCTATTTTGAATACTCACAGTGTAATCTTTTCCATATATATCATAAGAACCTAGTATTTTTCCTTGACTACTAGAATTATTTGCTTGAGACAAAGTATCTCTAAAAAAGTCTCTCATACCAAAATTAGATATTTCTTCAATACCGCTTCCGGCTCCTCCTGAGCTTAATCTACATATCACGCCGTTATTTGCGTCTGCAAAATATTTTCTAAATCCATAAACCGCAAAGCTTTCTGGGTTTGTAGATATACCATATTTACCTGCAAAAGGCTGTATAACACCTATTACTAAATTACTAGCAGTTACAGTGCCTCCACCTTCGGCAGCGTATATAGCATCTTTATCTATTAGAGCTCTACTTACTTTAAGCTCTTGAAATATATTAAGATTAGTGTCTTCAGCATACAACTTTTGAATACTACCATTAGCTGGATCTGCAGCTTTAGTAATATCTTCAGCTACAGAAAAAACATTAGTTCTATTAATTCCAGTTCTTGAATTAAATATACCAGAATAAATAAGAGCATTAAATCTTCTAGTGCCTTGAGGCTCGTCTTCAACAATGTAAGCTTTAGCGCCATAATCAACGTTAGTATTGTTAAATCCACCTCTTATTCTAGATTCTTCTATAACCCAGTCTTCTTCATCAGGAGTTATCGTATTGACAGGATATCCACCAATAGATTCAGGTATACCTAAAGATCCGTTCCATACAACGTCTTTATCAGTATTTACTATTTTTTTTAATAAAAAAGTATTAAAATATTTTACTTCTATTATTGCTGGCATAATTAATTATTATTATTACTTGTTTTAGTTATAAATTACCTATTGCCAAGTAAAATTAGTTTGAGATACTAGGGTGGTGTTTGGGTAGCACGGTATTGTAGAACCTACCAAGTTGTTGGTTTGCCCATGATAGTTTGGACAACTAGTTTCGTTTAATGGCATCCACGCGTCGCTTGAATCACCTCCTGGTCTACCCGTTGATTTTATTTCGCTAGCACTCAACGCGCCTAATATATCCCACACCCACTCACTAAATATCCATTGAACAAGAGCATTCTTAACAGCGTATTTAATATCATTTTGACTAGAACTAGGAAATCTTCTAAAAGCCCACGGATTTCTATCAATTGCAGGTCCACAATAAAAATACATTCTAAGTCCTGCACCCCCATAAGCAACAGGGTTAGAACCGCTCATACCACTGATTGATCCTCTTACAATCATTTCCCCTGTTATGTTATTATATGATTCAACTATATTAAACGTATTCTTGTTTGGTTGAATACCAGAATTATTATCACCAGCGCCGTCCCAATAAGTAAAGAGTCTCATGCATTTAGGGTCAAAATTACCCTCATTTATAAGAGTATCATTATTAGAATCTCTTTTAAAGCAAGTGTCGTTAAATAATAAAGAACTAGGATCTATGGTAATTCTCCATAACGTTGAAGGATTTATTGGATTAGTATTTTCTATAGGAAGACTCAACAGCGCGCTAGCCTTAGCTAAAGGAAAAATTTGAGGATTATTAAATGATCCTGTAGCAAATAACATTTGGCGTTGAACTACATATCCATCTTCTCCAGGTGTATTAAATGGAACAATTATATTCTCAGTTTGTCTTAACTTTTTTGGTAAAGCTCTAGCTTTATGTTCTACACCGCAGCCCCAGCCAAAACCAGGTTCATTGTTGAAAAAACCGCCCGCATAAGTATAAATTCCTTTTTCTTGGTTAGAGACTCCTTGTATATTATCATCAATACTTAAGACAGTGCAACCATCACTTGTGCTTTTACCTCGTTGTTGATATCTACTACTTACTCCACATGGGGGACCTTGACCACCCGGGGGGAAATCAAAAAGAACGGGGCGGTCCATTTTTATAGCTTTGTTAAAAATATTTCCATTTTCACCACCGCTTAATCTAATTCTTAAGTCTATTTCAAGTATTACATCTTCTCTAGAACTTGCATCTTCAGCTCTTATAGTTACGTAATACAGTGAAGAAGTTATATTACCAAATCTAGCTTGATTAGTAAATGACAAACGACCTACTATACTACTTGAACCTGCAGGTTGTGCAATTCCAGTTAATCTAAATATAGGCGTATTGCTCGGCGATCCTGGAACAACAGCTGGAGGTCCTCCAATACTACCAATTCTTTGATCAAATATTTCATAATCACTAGCGCAATTACCTGATGAACAAACAAATTTTAAACTTTGATTACTTAAGGGTGTTGTTTGATTCGCAGCGCCATTCCTAATTTTTAAAGTTGATATAGTATTTTGATTGGCATTGCCTCTTCTAAACGAAACTGGTATAACATTTGGAGGAACTGGAACCGCTGTACCACTTGTTGAATCAGGTCCATAATCAGCAACAATTCCACCACCGTCTGGATCAAATATTTTAATTTCACTATATAAAGGAGATACATTTCCTAGATTTACTTGTTTTATAATTTGAGTTGAAATGCCACCTATTGATATATTAAATGTAAAAGTAAATCGTCTAAGAGCTTCTTGATTGTCATACATGTAGTATATATTATCAAAAAAGTTATCTGTAAAATCCGTAAATTGATTGTCGGTAGAATCTGTAGTTCTAATTTTCCAAGGTCCTACTTGACCTCCTTGCACTCCAGCTGAATCTGTTATAATAAAATATCTACCTATAACACCATTTACAACTCCTGCCGCTGCGGAAGCGCCTCCTACTATTTGACCATAGCCATTTTTTATGGTAGATAAAACTAAAGAATCTCCATTATTAGTATCTAAAGTTACAAGTCCACCAAAATTATTTACTATATTAAATGGATTAGTAAGTATATCACCTTTAGCTTGTAGTCCTTCGTTAAATGGAGTTGTGTCAAAAGGAAATAAATCATCAGCTCCGGGATTTTCTTGGTTATTTATAACAACTGAATTTAGATCAGATATTAATCCAGAACTTGAAGTTTCCCAGTATATATCTAAAGCGCTTTCAGTTGGTTCTGTTTCATATACCGCGAGCCTTTGAATACCCGGTATTGCTTCTTTTAGCTCTGTTCCAGCGGCGGGAGCTCCACCTGTTGTCTCTGTAAAAGTTACAAGAGAATCTACTACCGGAACAAAGAAAAAATTATCATTTTCTTTATTAACTAACTCTACCTTAATTATATTTAAAGATCCAGAAAGGTCTGGAACTATACTAACTCCTCCAGAAGCTATATAAACCTTATCAGGTATATTAACGGCGGAAACTAACATATTTGCCGTAAGCCCAGTAGCTGCAACACTAGTCATATCACCACTATATCCTGATATTTCTACATAATTTTGAGGATCAGCACTAGGTGGAGCAGGGATTGTTGTGGTTGGCGTAAATGTTCTAATATTATTAGCAACTAAAGCTTTTCCGCTTCTTGTAAAATATTCTGTTGAAGCTATTTGACCAATAGGTGATTCTGTTGTAATTCTAGCCACTAAAGGGTTTGAATCTAAATCATAGAACTGAGGGAAAAAATTAGGTGGCTCTGGACTAACTGGATTAAATTTAAATAAATCTTGAATAGTAGATATAATAGAGACTGTATCTGAGTTTCTACCTAAATAATATTGTTTATTTCCATCTCCCGAGCCCGTTAATGCATTTGCTGTATTTTCTACTCTACCGTAAAGCTGAATAGAACTACCAAACTGCCTTTGCTCTGGACCAACCTCGTTTAAGTCTCTAGGTATTTTATTTATATTGTCATTTATCAATACAACATGGGCTGTTCCTCCTTTTTCTAGATTAGTATTGTTCGGGTAAGCATCCATTATGCCTGGTAAATAAACATTATAATACTCTTGCTCTGTCTGTTTAACTACTATTTTATATGAATACCATCCCAGTGGATTATAAGAAAGGCTATTAGTATCACCATTATATATATTTAAATCTATAGTGCTATTCATTAAAACCTTAAGAGAATTTCCTGGCCAAGATTCCTGAACCACATTATCAGAAATATAAGGCGAATAAAGAGTAGAGCCAGAAACATCTAGTCCAAAACTATTAATAGATTTTTTGTTGTTAGAAAGTATAACGCTTGATTGTCTTCCAAATTTATCTGAAAGAACAAAACCTACTTGATAATTTCTATTTGTTTTAACAGAGCTATTTGGATACTCTATTATACTAGTGGTATTTAAAACGTCTCCCCCCGGTTCAAAAACCAAAACAACAGTTCCAACTGGAAATATAACTTGATTACTCAACGTAATGTCTGATGAAGACACAGGACCTGATACAGTAAAAGTTATTTCATCATTTGCAGATACAGAGACAGATTGATTTACTGTTACTGTTGGAGTTAATACTCCGTTTATTATAGCTGTAGGATTAAAATTTGTTACAACTGTGTTTGCCGGTATACCAGCTACGCCTGATACCACAGCTCCTATTATTTGGCCTTCACCTACAGAAGATAATTTAATAACGTTAGCAGAAGAAGACTCAGAAACTATTCCTGAAGTAGTAAAAGCTTGACCATTGTCGCTAACAGAGGTAACTACAGTATTTGGTGGTATAGAAGTTCCAAATGTAGGTGAACTAATAACCATGCCAGGATATAGTCCATTGGGAGGAGTTAGTAATTGAGAAAAAGTACAAGCTATAGGATCTCCAGCTGGTATTTTATTATTAGTTCCAGTGGTTGTTATAATACCTTGAGTTATATTATTTAAATTAAAATCTGACTTATCAGTACATATAACATTGTAATCTAAGAAATTAGGAGGATCTAATCGATTTACAAAATTACCATAAATAACTCTATTACCTGAGACTTCTTGAGCAAGCGCTTTAAGTGGTACTTTATCAAAAACTCTAACTAAATCGCTTTCAGGTAAAACCTTAATTGGTTTTATAGAGTTATATTCGTAATCAAAATAATTTATATCTCCAAATGTTACAAGTGAATTTTCTACTAACCCCGGTGCTGGTATATCGTTATTTAAAGTTATTGTTCCAGAAGTAGGACTACTAGGGTTTGTTGGTGTAAATTCTAAAACAGTAGTATCCTGTGGTATACCAATGCCTTCCACTAAAGATCCTGAGTTTATTGATCCCTGTATATTATTTATATTTATAGGCTGTGGAGATTGTATTTGACCTGAGTTAGGTTGGTTGATTGTAGCTACACCGGCTGACTCAGTAATTCTTTCAATAGGTACCGACTCTATGACTTTAACTAAAGTTGAGTCAGACTCTTTGTATAGTATGTCTATTTCAGATATTTTTAAAGCGTCTCGTAAAGTGTAATTAGTATAAGGAAGAGGTATTTTTAAATTTATGCTATTAGCTTTATTTTCTACAAAATAAACAACTGTACTTTGATAAGCTTCTAGTTGATCATTTTTTTCTTCATTAGGTTTGTCTACTTTAAGAAAATAACCATCTTGTTTTGGAATAAAAGCAACTTGAGTAAATGGCGCAAATATTGAATAAGTATTGTCTACGAATTTATATCTATAACTAAATCTTACAAATTTATCTTCTAGGTAATCTGGATCACCGCTAAAAGTGTTATCATAATAAGGGTTTGGCTCAAAAACTAATACCTGATTATCATCTAAATCAATTGTTCCACCGGTTAATTCTATTTTTAATGTTCCAGCGTCATCTAAAAAACTAGCAACAGTAAAACCTGTGTCTACTAACTCTCCAGATCCTATGGGAAAAGTATTTTGTTTAAACACTCTAGCCGCGTCATAATCGCTAGCAATATCATTTATCTGACCTTTAACGTTGTCTACAATAATTTCATTACCACTGCTACCAACATTTGTTTGGCTGCCAACACTCTTAGCAGAACCGCCGTTTGGCAGGAATAAGCTGCTAACATCTTTCATTGTGGTTTCGTATGTGTCTACGCCACCTAATAAACTTTTTTGATATAATTCTATTACTTGATAAGGATTATATTTAGCAACAGATATTTGATCTTCTACAGTGTAATATGTAGGATTTATATTATTAGGGTTTGTATTAGCTAAACTAACATCAATAACTCTAGGTTGATTTCTATTATCAGTAAAAAATAATAAAGTTTCTAATATATTAATACCTGTTATTAAATTTTTTTCATAAAAATTTAAAAACGCGCCTTTTACTAAAACATAACATTCATTATTTAATACGTTGTATGAAACAATAAAGTTCTCGGCAGTAGTAATATAATTTTCAGAAAATAAGTTATTAGTTAAAAACAAATAAACAGTGTTATTTACTTCGTCTACAAAGTTACCTATGCAAATCAATCCACTTACACCTGTTTTTTGGGTAATGTTTAAAATAGAATTATTACCTAAAACATTTTCTAGATTACCAACCGTAGATGTTTCAGATTTACTAACTTGAGCATTTTGAGCGTCTCTATATTCACCGTTAGGTAATATCCGAGCGTCCAAGTCTTTATTCATCTTGGACTTTAAAAAAGTATTTTGAACTTTAGCCATTAAATTTTAGTGTTTTATCCATTTAGATTTACCTCGCATAACCTGAACTATTTCATCAAGTTTAATGTTAGACAATCTTATCTTAGCATTTCTAAGTTTTGCAGACCTATCTCTTTTTAATCTTTGAACAACGTACTCTTGTTGTCCAGATCTTGTAGATACTATGTTATATAGTATGGAGGCATATAATGCATCCTCAGCCATCTTAGGTACTTTAGAATCAGCATCATAAGCCAAACCATCAGATATATATTCAAGTACTATCAACTTGTTAACCATGTTACTAGAAAATGACATTTTACCCTCTCTATAATTAGGATTAAACCAACCATTTACTTGTGAGTACTGAGGATCCATACCGTATAATTGACCATACGCGATAGTATTGTCAAAGCCATAGTAGTTAGCCCAATAAGTATATTCATCTAGATTATCAAAAAAGTTTCCATTTATTAATCTATCATTTGCAGTTTTCCATCTTTCTTCTGTTATAGAAGTACCTTCTATTGTTTCACCAAAATTGTCTTGAACTGGTACACCCACAGCGTCTTGCACTGGATTTTCATAAGGACTAGTAGTTAAGTTATTGGCTGGATATATAGGTCTTTTTACACCAAGACCATCTATGTAGCAAACGCTCACATAGTTTACATAATCTTGAGGAAGAACAATAGATAAATTTGCTGGAACTGTTAATTCTTGAGAGTGTATACTTTTTAAAGTATCATAACTAAACTCTTGTAAAGATCTTTTAGCAAAAAATAATACATCAGATTTTTTAGCTTTTTGTAGTATTTTACCATCACCAACGTAACCTACCATAAAGTTATCTATAGCATCATTTAGTTTTATATATTCATAACCTCCATAGTTATTTTCTACAGCTGTTCCATAAGCTTTGTCTGCCTCTGTTGCTCCATAGTTTCCACCACTCAAAGACTTAAGCTGTATAGCTATATAAGTGTCAGCTACTAAGCCTGTTAATGTAATTGAGTTGCCTGAGACTGTATAAGCAGAAGTATATTCTGTCCAACTTGCAGGATTAGGTAGACCTGTAGAGCTAGTGTATATTTTAAAATTATTTAAAGCATACGCTGTATCTGTAGGATCATAAGATCCAAAAATAAGACCTGTATCAAAAGTAGTTATAAAAGTTTGCTCGTTAGGGGTAGGTATATCAGCTGCGGAAGCAGAAATAAATATTTGAGCTCCTTGATAATACTGTTGATTTGTTTCTTTTATTAAACTCATTTATTTAAGATTTTTCATTTACTTCAACACCTTGAGCCTCAGAAGCCGCAACCTCTATAACCGTTGGATCGTTTATTATTACTCCAGCGTATTTTAATATATTAATTATTAAATTAGACATCTCAGAACCATCTAATTGAAAATTAACAGAGCCAGATGCGTTATAAACGTATTGGCCTAAACCACCTGTTATGAACTGCCATGATGGTGGCACAGGTTCAAATATACAATTAACCTTTAAAGAATCTGGTTTTGGATAAACTTTTAGAATAACATCTTCTTCGGGTTGATTATTTGTTAAACTTGTTTGAAATGCTATAGGATATTGAGAGGTTGGTGCTGTAAGTTTAGACCTAATTAATTTTTCATAATCATTTTTACTTACATTCTGCGTAATAGAAGTTATAGTTGGTCCAATTTGAGCTCTAGGATCTGTGTTAGTTTGGCTTTTATTATTATATGTAGAAGTTATTACACCTAACAATCTTACTGTAGAAAGACCAGGGCTATTTATACTCCAGCAATCCTCAACGGAATCGTATTGCCAATTAGATTCGTGTTCAAAAGGATATAATTTATATCTATTATTTTCAAAAATATTAAAAAACTCTGTATCGTTTTGTGTATTATTTTGGTTTTGACGGTTTAATTGATTGCCATCTGGAAAATAAGAATTAAATATTTCATATTGCACGAGTTGTGCTAATGAGTTAAATTCAGCTGGGGGTATATAACCTCTCTGCTCTTTATTTAGAATATACAGGACTGTTTGATATACTGCATTTATATTTACCATATTATTTTTTTTATACTAAAAAGGCGGCCGAAACCGCCTATATTATAGTATCACTTGTTTTTATAGTTTTTTATCTATAGATTTATAGATCTCAACACCTTCGTCTGTTTTCAAGAAAGCAGCAAATGCTGAGTAAGGGTTTTCATCAAAAGGTACGTTCATTAATTTTCTACCATTTGTTCCCCATGTAAATGTTCTTTGATCACTTGATAATCTAATTATGCCAGCTTCAGCTGCTCTAATAGCAAAATTCCTAAGCTGAACATTGTCATCATTAGCCAAATTAATAAATAGAACTGGATCTTTTTTAGCAAATAAAAGCAAATCTCTTCTTAATTCTTTTGAACTTAAGTTATTTACTTTTGACCCTAATTCTACTCTTAATATAGCTTCAGCATAATCTACATCCATTTCTCTAGCTGCGTTCAAAGCGTCTATTTGAAGATCTAAAACATCTAGTTCTTCAACGGCTTCTTCTACTGCACTGTATTCTTTATATAGTTTATCTTTTAATGGATGATATAAAGAAAGTAATTTTTGTAAATTTTGTTTTTCTTTGTTTACAGTTAATGTTCCATCGTAAAATCTAATATGTCCTAATGTAACTTCACCTTTTTGCTCATCTACTAATGGAGAATCTTGATTAGTAGCATATCTTATTTCTTTTTGCTTACCTGTTTTTTCATCAAAATATAGAAGCGCATGCTTCTTAGTGTGTCTTCCTGGTAATGTTAAAGTTAATGGAGTTTTATTACCTGTTAAATAATAAACTCTGTCTTTAATTTCCCACGTTGGTTTAGTGGGTTTAGGAGCGGTTTTTACCGCGACCTCTTGAGGTGCAACCTCAACAGTTTCTACTGCTATAGCTTTTTTAGCCATAATATAATAAAATTAAATAGTTAATAAAAAACCCCAGGGCTACGCTCACTGTGTAGCCCTTGGGTTTAGTTTTAAGAAGTAATTACACTCCTTTGAATAATACAAAGTTGTTAGCAGCTTGTGTTACTAAACATCTTTCAGATAGGAAGTTTACTTCCATAGCATCTAAAGTAGATGTAAATGCACCACCAGCAGAACCAGTTAACCAAGACTTCATACGACGATCATCAGCTTGTGAAGCTCTGTATCGTACATGTAGGAAAGGTCTACGGATATTAGTTCCTAAAACTTGATCATAAACAGTAGTAGTTCCAGCAGGCACTAATACACCTTCAATAGAACTAATTCCGTCAAGACCACCACGCGTAGAAGCGTCGTTTAAGTATTTCCAGTCAGTTTTGTAGAAATCATAAGATCCTCTACGGAAACCACTAAATCCAAGATTTAATGCCATTTCCTCAGAGTTTTCAAATAAACCAAATGCAGTACCACCGGCAGTTCCACCAGAGATAGCAGCTAGCATATCATCAAAATCAAGAGCTGTTTGTCTTTGCAAGAAAAGCATGTTTTCTTCAATAGCACCTTGAGTATCTAAGTTTTTCAAAATAGCATCAAACTCATCTAGTCCAGCAGCAGCAGTAAATCCTACTTCTACGTTACCACGTGTTTGAATAGCTTGGAATAAACCTTGAGTACCTGGCTGCTTATTTGGTACAGCACCACCGCCAATACCAGGAACTTGATTAAGTTCTCCTTCTACCATTGCCATTTCTAAGTAATCTTCAAAACGTAGTCTTGTTTCAGACTCAGCTTTTAAATACCATAAGTATCCAGATGTTCCGTCTTCAGTTCCAACTTCAACCCATCCAATTTGAGCCATATCAGAGCCATTAATTACATACTGGCTTCGTATGATAATTGGAGAATTAGAGTATTGAGTAAAAGAAGGATCAACACTGATTCGGCCATTTGTAGCCAAAGTATTACCCATTTCTACGCCTTTGTCATACTGAGAACCATAAACAAATACCTTAGCTCCAGCACCAACTGCTACAACGCCAATTTGATTTCCATCAAATGGTTGAAAAGCAATTTCTCTGTTGTTTCCTAAAGCAGTACCCGTGTAAGCGCCAGAATCAGTTACAATACCTTTGCTTTCAGCTCCTGTTGCAGGATTTAAAAATACAATTGTATCGTTTTTAGAAATAACATTAGCAAGTCCAGCTGCACCAGCGGCAAACAAAGTTATAACACTACTAGATCCAGCACCGTTAGCAACAGCCACATCTTTATAACTAACGTGTAATCTATTTTGTTCAGACCAAATTACTTGATCAGATGTCATTGGCATTTCAGCGCCAACCATTCTTAAGAATCCAGATAACGTTCTGTTCCCATAACGCTCTACTTCTTGTTCGTAAATTTCAGGTAAATACTGTTGTGCGAAGTTTCCTTCTCCACCACTGTTAAATACCAGGTAGTTACTGTCCAGCAGTTGTTTTTTCTGCGATGGAACTAAACTACCAAATTGAGGAGTTAAACTCATAATTTTAAGTTTTTATTAGTTAAATTTTCTTGTTTTTACTTTTAATTTTGTAGAATCAGCACCTGAAATCGCTTTAACTCTTAATCCATTTATAAACACTTCACCTTGAGAAGTCCTAGCTTTAGTGTCACTCAAGTTTTTTGATTTGTTTACAACGTCTTTTACAGCGTCTGCTTTTCCTTGCTCATAAAAATGAGCGGCAATCTTATCTACATTTTCAGCAGCATACATAGCCTTGTGATAACCATTAACGTCTTGAACATTACCATTTTCGTCTAGGAACTTCCCAACGAGGTTTTTTATATTAGACTGGCTTTCTGCAACTCTATCTTTGTTTTGAATATTATACTTATATTTTTTTTCACCGACACTGATATCAAAACCTTTGAAATCATCGCTAAAAAACTTTTTTGTATTATTCTTAAACATTTGATGTTGTTGCTCAACTTGTTCTTGCTCCTTATTATATCTATTGAAAAAATCCATAGCTTTTTGTTGTTCCTGAGTAACGCCCGGTCTCAACTTGATCTCGTCGTAATATTTACTCTTAGTCTCTTCTAAAAAGTTTTTGGCTTTTGCAACTTCTTCTTTGAACGCAAGTTTCTTTTTTCTTGCATCTCTTTCCTCATCTATATCTTCATCAATAACAAAATCTTCTAATAAAAGATCTATATCGTCAGACTCTAAATAAGGCTTATTTTTTTTGTAATACTCTTTTAATAAAGTAACATCGTCAATGCTAGAGTAATCAGCATTTAAACGAGTATAATCTTCTATTGTCCCGCCGGTTTCTTCCATAAATGAAACTAACTTTTCAATATTTTCAGGTAACGGTTTACCTAATACTTTTTCATCTCTTATAGCTTCTTTAACTTCTGCTTCAACTTTTTTAACTTCGGCTTCTGTTACTTCTTGGATCGGAGAAAACCCTTCAGTAGTCTCGTTGGACTCTGGTAAAGGTTCTCCCATCTCTGCGCTATCTCCGGATGGTTCTTCCACAGATACTTCCTTTGTTTCTCCGATTTGAATGGCATCTTCTTCTTTTTTGTCTTCAGTAGGTATAACTACTTTTATTGTATCTGAAGGCACATCTACTAAAGGTTCTTTTATATTTACTTTAATAGGTTCTTCATTTTGTGGAACTAATTTTTTAGGGGTTTTCTTTTTAATCTTAAAGTCACCTTCCTGTTTCACATTTTCTTGTGTTGTTGTTTGTTCTGACATAATATAATATAATTAAATAATTAAATAACGTTTACATAAAAGCGTTAACGTCTTGCTGTTGTTCAAAGTTTATTGGTAAACCATCATTCTTTCTTTGGCTTATCATTTCGCTTTGTTGCGTACCTTCCATTTTTATACGCTGATTTTTGGCTTGTTCTTTTTGTTGATCTTTCTGAGAGTTGGCTTGAGATTGTACTTGCGCTAACTGCATATCATATTGATGTTGCAATTGCATTTTTTGTTTATCAAGTTGAGCTTGAACTTCCATTTTCTTAATCTCCATTTCAGTTCTAGCCTGCTCGTATTGAACTTTTGTACCAGAAATAGCCTCTTGTTTTTGAACTTCTGCCATCGCTGTTTTTTCAGCTGTTTCAGATTGAGCTTCAGCCTGTGCTTGAATATTAGCCTGTTGGTTTTGTTGATCTAAAATCATTTTATGCTTACGTTTAATTTTAAGCATTTGATTAGCTAATTTTAAGTTTTTTATTTGGCGAACATCAATAGCATCGTCTAAATCAATACCTCCACTCTGTAGAGCTACTTGTATATTTTGCTCTAACTTAGCTTGCTCTTCTTCGTCTGGTTCTAATTCTAAGAATATACCAAAGTCAAATAGATTTAACTCTTCTATTTCTTTTAATGTTTTAACATTAAACACAGATATTGAGTTTCTTAAAGACTCAGCTGTTAAAGGAAAATTTAAAGCGTCAGCTATTTTAAGAGATATATTTTCAGCAGTTTTTAATGTTATATATAGACTAGACTGATTAATGTGTTTAGTTGCAGTATTAGATGCACTAGCTGCTAATTTCTGTAATCCTACTAGAGTATTACGATCTGGCAAACTACCATCTCTAGCTTCATTAAGCCCTGTTACATCACGTATCATTTGCAAATAGTATTGATACGTTTGTATTAAGCTTTGTATTTTAGCCCCACCATTACTGGTTTGTAGCTCTTGAATTGGAACTTTACCTCTGTTGAGCTCGCCATCTTGTGTTAATGATCTACCTACAATAGAACCTGTTTGAAAATACATATTCAACGCTTCAGCAGGATTATAGTTTGTACCGTTTCCTAGGTCAACTTCAGCTAGCCCATCCATGTCTAAATACACACCATCTGGCACCATGCGAGATAATACTTGCTGTAATTTTAAATGTGTAAGTTGAATCATATCAGCAAATCCAACGCACTTGCTAACTAAAGAATCAATACGACCTTTGTACATCCGTGGAGCGCAAATAGAATAATTCATTTCAACTTTAGTAGTATCAGCATAAGGCCTAGACATGTTTTCAGCAAGTTCCCACTTTAACATTGTATCAGTTCCTACTACTTTAGCCCCTGTGTAAAGAACCTCAATAGATCTAGAGACTCTTTCAAACATATCACTTTCTGGTGGATTAAATGTATCAGGCTTTTCAATAGCCTTCATTAATCCTTGATCTGTTTGTTTTATTTTAAATACCTGATCTTCGTATGTTTTATAATCAAAATATAAAACCTGAACAGTGTTTTCATCATATCCACCCCAACCAGTTATATATTGCCTATTGCCTGGCATTTTTTGGATACGCTCTAATTCTTCATTAGAAATATCTGGAAACTCTTTTTTAAGTTCTGGTATTGTTATGGATTTTATTTCACCTACGTAATATATATCATCAAAGTTAGGATCTTCTGTATATGAATAAACCATATAAGCTGGATCTACATAATCCACCTTGATACCATTAGACGTGTTAAAACTAGTTTTAGCTGCAGCAATACCACAAACAGTTAAGTCCATGTTTAATCTTC